CATCGAGATTTGGATCGCAGACGACGACGAGATTTCTCTTGCCACCAGGACCGTAGAGATTCGAGACACCGCTGTTTCCGTTTGCGACGATGTAGCTGGTCGAGGAAACCAGTTCATCAGCAGTCGCTTCGAGTGCTGCCGGAACGATCAGGTATCGTGGGACGACATTCAGGATTGCATCTGCTGTCAATCCCTTCTGCGTCCGCATTGCTGCGTATGCAGTATTGAGATTCGCGACAGATGGACTTCCGCTCGATCCTGACAAGTTCGATCCCGATGCATGGGATGCGCTGAATAGTTGCTGCGCATCTCCCATGAGTGGATTCGCTGCAAGGACTGCATAGCATTCGCGATTGACCTTTCGACGGTGCGCATTCCCATGCATCGCAGGTACACGGCCGATGGCATCGAGATCGTCATTCACGACAGTTTCCCAACTGACGCTGAAAATCTCACCATACTTCTCGACCTTGTACGATTCCTTGGAATCGGTCATTGGCTTCTCTTTGTACTCACCGCGCTCTGGAACTTGCTCTGGATCTGGTGCTTCAGAGAATCGAGTGCGATTGATCGTCTTGAAATCTGCAACTGACGGTGCTTGTCGTGCCCACAGACTCCAAGTTTCCGGTGCTTCCTCGTAACCAGCGAGAAGCGTCTTGTTCACGCTGTCGAGAAGGATGTTCTGGAACGACCCAGTGGTATGGTAGACATCTCGACGAACTCGATGTCGACGACATGCTTCCTCATAACCCATCGCGACCTTCGCGATGTCGATGTTCGTCATTCGGTCAGTGTTGATGCCTTGCTGCCGAAGAACAAGCTCAGCCATGCGATTGAGTCCAAGATGAACAAAATCGTCGGCATCAGCATTCTTCGGAATCAAGTCCTGTCGGCTGATTCTCGCAGATCGAGCAGATCGAATGACGATGGCATCGCGCATCGCGCTCTGGAATCGCTCTGCACCGCTGTCTCGAACATTCCCTACAGAACCAAATGACGTGCCGATTGGCTCGTTTGCGCTCATGGCAATAATCCGTTTCCGAGCGACCTCGATTGAAACACCTTCATCAATCAATGAATCTGCGAATGATCGCTCCAGTTTCGCGAGACTGACATCCGATTGAATTGCCTTGCGGCGTTTGCTTTCTGCTTGGAGGACTCGTGCGACTTCCTCTGCGACGACTGGTTTGACATCCTCAGCAGTCATCGTCGATGCTGCATCTGCTCGCATCGTTTCTTTCATGTCATGCTTCGACATTTCGATTTCGACCTCTGGCGGCTTTTCCATGTGGTCGAGTACCCAGTTCGTGATCTGTTCGAGATCAGTCATTCCTTCAGGTAGACCAAGTTTCATCAATCGTTCCATCAATTCTGGCGACATTTCGCTTCTCCTGCTTTCAAGTTCATAGGACCGGCGTACCGTGGAATTTGGATCTGCGCCCGTTGCGCAGATGCTCGCATTATGAGGTTCCCAGGCAGTGACAATTTCTGCCGGTCCTTCGATCACAACACCACGCTTTGTTGTATAGGTCTGTCCTGCTTGAACGAATGTTCTCGCGAGGATTGTCGCATCAATCGAAAAGTCGTTCAGATGACCTTCATCGAATCGAGTGCGGACGATTTGTGATTCTGGATCAGACGAGAAGACTGGATCTCCAATCAACTGATCTCCCTCGACGACGATGTTTCTGATCGATCCGAACACGTTTCGGACGGTACGATCATTGTGTGTGTCGACGATTGGTAGCTGATTTTTCTCGTTCCTGAACTGTACTCCATCCATCAGCAGGATCTGTCGGACGACTTGATTCCTGTCAGCATCGAACAGCTCAATCGGTGTTTCTGTCGCGATGACAACACGACCATCCTTCTGATTCGAAATGATGGATCTCGCGATGTTTCTTTGCTTGCTGTTCATTCTTTCAGTCCTGTCTCTGGAGTCCATCTGATTCTTCACTTTGTTGGCCCATGTTCGTCCTGGATCGCCGCCCCACAAGGCCCACGCGATGCGTCCATTCGACGGGAATCCATCCTCACCAGGACTCCATCCCTCTGCTGATTCGTTTCCTTGATGTCTGGAGAAAAATGCGACCATACGATTGATTGTCTCTGGACTCAAAGCGACTCCATTCGCAATGTCTCGCGCTCTGGCCCATCCAACAGGAGTGCCTCCTCGACCGTACTCCTTGCGCCACTTCAGACCTTTCTCGGCTTCCTTCATCGCTCCATCAGGAGGAGTGAAATCGATCCCATCGTATTTCGCTCGCTGAATGTCTTCCGATGCATACAACGCTGCGATCTGCTCCTGTGCGTCATCCTCGCTCGCATGACATCCCATGAGTTGTGCAGTCGCATCGTTGAAGACACCCCACGGTCTGGAAACAGGACACGCCTTTGTCATTTTTTCACTATACGGCATCTGCATTCTCCTCGATTGGAGTGTCTACAGACCCATCCTGCGCATCTTGGATCAGTAACTGGACATTCTGATCGTTGATCCCTATTGACGAGAGAAACACCCTAGCCGCCGCTTCTGTGATCGCTCCAGATGCCAAGTCTTCGAGTGTTTTCAAGATCGCTTTTCGATTGCGATTGAATTGGAGAGTCGACAGTCCCATCATCTCTCCAGATCCGCTCGATGTCTGTGCTGATGGATTCGTCGATTCTGTTGATGCTGCTGGATTGGGCGAGGAGGAATTTCCAGACTGCGCTGCACTGATCTCCAATTGACGCTCGGTAGGAGTCATCAGATCGAGCGACTTGAGCATTCGCTTCTCTTTCGCGATCTGGTTGAAGACATAACGATAGTTCATTCCTCGCGATCCAAGAACATTCGCGTATGTGTTTGTGAATGAATTCAGACTGCTCTCATTCGCTTGCTGCTCGACAGATGGATCGACCCACTCCCACTGAGGAGTCTGCCAGTCGACTGGAGCAGATGCGCGCCGATCAGCATACAATTCCTGCGATGTCGGGAATCCTGTCGTACCAGCGATTGCAGCTGCATCGTTGAATGCATCCCATGTCGGCTGACACAAGTTGTTGATCACATAGTTCTGCCATGTCCTGAATCGTCTTCGATCCTCCAACTGGCTCGTCCTGCTCGACGAGTAGGATGTCTGCGAGTAATCTCGCGCGACAACTTCATAGGAGAGTCCTGTTCCAACTGCTATTGATCGCAGGATCAACTGAATCCACGGTTCTGCGCCACTATTAGGACGACCTGGATTGATTCCGACCACGTCTTCATTTGACTTCAGTCGCATGATCAGACCTGGTTGTATATTTTCGAATGAATTTCCAGCATCGTCAGTTGATCGCAGTCCATCGGGAGAACCTAGCGATCCCATCGGAGTGTCTGTCTTAATTGCGACCGTGAAACAGGACGATATTGCACTAGCAGTCATCTCGTTATCGACGTATGTTCCAAGATCGCGCATCCATGCCAGTGCAGGTGCGAACCATGTAATGCCGCGAGTCTGTCCCACTCGATCCTTCCTGAACAGATGTCGAATCTCATTGGCAGGAACTCGAACAGGCGTCCTGTTGAATGTGTACGGCTGTGATGGATGATCCTTGTAGATCCAGTATGCAACAGGACGACCGAGATCATCGATCTCGACTCCACGCACGATTCGATTGCCACCGTTCTTTGTCATCCGCGCTGTGTATGTGTCTTTGTCACCTGCGAGTCGATCAACCTCGATGATCTCGATTGCTAGTGGGACAGGACGACGAATGCCGCGGTAGTTCAACTCAGGAGTCTTGATGTATCGAATCAGGACTTCTCCTGCTTCAACCATTTCCCTCATGCAGATCGCTTGCATCTCTTCGAAAGTGTACTGGTTATTGATCTCGCAGACTTCGCACCAGTAAGACCAGATCTTGTCTCTGCGCTCGTTGATTTCAGCCATGTCAGATCCATCAGGACTCTCCAAGGCCGATAGTGCTTTGATTCCAGATCCAATGACATTGGACACGATGGAGTCGACAACACCCCAAGCATAGGCATTGTTTCGAACCAGATCCCTAGCCCATGCGCGAGCAGCATCTGCTCCATAGGGACCGAGTGCTTCCTGGTCGGCCGACTGGTTCTTTGGATTTCTACCAGTGCTTGTCCTGGATGGCTCTGCTGCTGCATAGGATCTCAGGACTCTCCTGGCTTGCATTCTTCGCAATGCATGGACTGGAGAAACAGCAGAGATCATTGAGTCGATCATGCGACCAATCATGTTGTTTTCCTCGACATGCGACCGAGTGTGATCCCACCAGATTCAGATTCCCTCTGGACTTCCCATGCGAGATCTTTGCGAATCGAATACAACTCCCCTAGATCATGCTTCGTGACGGATCGCGATCCGATTGAATACTGCGACGCGCCCCCTTGGACGAGTGCCGTTATCGCTGCGTCAATCAATGCTAGATGCTCTGCTGCTGTCATGCTCTCACGATCCAATTAAATAGGATGAATTGCAACATGGGTTTGCAATGGCTATTGAACAATGTCTGGAATTACGACCCAGTCTGCTTGTATCTATGCTTGCAAAAGTGGCATTTGATGTATCGAACATTGCCATCGCGACCATACACTCGCGAATAGTTCGAGTTTTTCGGTCGATCTGTGACACACATTGGACATGGATCAGGATGGAATCGTCGCGCCTTCACATCACCATCCTCGAATCCTTCAATCGAATGATCTAAATGAACAGCAGTGTCTTCCACAGATCCAGTCTCTGGATTGATCTGTTCATTCCTCGATTCCTGCTGAATTGGATCGATCAACTGCTTCTTCTGTTTTGCCATCTTGACGCTCCGCTCGAATTTCTGAATGTTGTTCCATGCCTGTAGGAATTACCAAATCGCTTCTGCTGTCCTTGCTCGACCTGTCTCGGCTTGATCTCAACCTCGCTCGCTCCAATCAATTTCACGCCTAGTGCCTCTCCTGCTGCTGCGCTCATGTAGGTAGCATCCAACCAGTGATTATTCTCGCTCTTAGGATGCCAGTAGGTTTTGAGTCCTTTACCTTCCTTGAACACAGTCAGCAGCTCCTCTGCTGTGATGTGATTGGAATAGCTGATGTGCGACATGCTTTCATCCTGGAACAGCGACAATGATCCTCGTCGCAGCATATTCGCTTCATCGAATGTAGGTGTCATGAATCGCTCGTGGATGAATTGCTTCCAGTAGTTTGTATCAAGTTCATATAACCAGACTCTCGATGCTGGTAGCTTTGTAGCATGTAGATTCTCACCTGCGATCAGATTCGAATTGCTCTCCTTCTTGCGATAGTATGGATTGATACCCTTCGAGACATGAAAAACACCCCCGACATCTCGAACGAATTGATATGCAGCATTTGTGAATGTACCGCTGTCAACCATCGCGAATTGGATTGGGATCTTGTTTCCTGCTGCATCAATGAAGTCCTTGGAGAGTAGTTCATCTCTCCAATTCAAGAGTGCTTGATATATGGCAGCTTCGCTCGCTTCATTGCTCATGCTTCGATCTGTGTTGATCACCTCTGCGATCCCATAATCGACGACGACACCACCGAATCCATGCCACCATGCAGACACAACCCAGTGGCATCGATATTT